TATCAGAAATAACACTTTTTCAGGTTGGCTATAAGAAAAAAAGGGACTATGAGCGAGAAAAACGAAAGTAAAAGAATTGGTGCTAAGCAGCACAAAAATTCTGGTCGTAATACTCAAAAGGGCGATGCAACTTGGAAAAATTTTGTTGTTGATTTTAAAGAAAATGAAAAATCTTTTACCCTTAATCAAGACATTTGGGCTAAGGCTGTTACCGATAGTTTAAAAACAGGCAAGGAAAAATCACCAGCAATAATTGTAATTTTAGGCAAGGGAAATAAAAAAACACGATTGGCTATAATAGAGTTTGACTTATTAGATCAACTAACAGGGGAAAAATATGACACAAGAAACAAATAAAAATACGATAGATCAAGTAAATGGTTTGACAGAAATTGCAGAATATATGCAAGATGAAGAACTTACTACAGCCTTGGCATTTATTGCAAAAGTTATACTAAAACCAGATATACCGCTTAATGTTGTAACCGTTGAAATTGTAAGATTGCAGGCTATAGCAGCAAAAATGTCTTTTAAGGCTACTTGGATGGCAAATGTTGACAAAGGCAACAGGGGTAAGAAAAATATTTATTACACTGCTGCGGATGCAATTAATAGCCTAGTTTCTGCACTGAAGTACACAATACGATAACTGATATAATAGAATAAAGGATAAATATGAGTAAAAATTTATTAAAAGAATTAATGATAAAATCTGAGACAAGAAAATCTATTAAAAAAACAGTTTTCAATCTTAGTGGTCTTACAGAAAAAATAGCCTCTGGTTATCTTGCTGCAAACAAATCAGAAGTTAAAACTAAAAAAACATTTGCACCATCTACATTATCATACGGATATGGAGAGTGTCCAAGATATTGGTATTTTGCTTTTTCAGGTGCTACCTTTGATGAAAAATCTGATGCTTATGGAATTGCTAATAGAACAAATGGAACATATAGTCACGAAAGAATTCAAGATGCTCTTATAAATTCTGGAATTGTTAAAATATTTGAGACTAAAAATGAAAAAACTCAAGAATTAGAAAAAACAACAGAGTTTCAGGTAAGCAACGATAGTCCTCCAATTTACGGGTGGGCAGATGGAGTTATTAATTGGAATAATGAAGAGTTGCTTTTAGAAATTAAAACTGCCGATGTAAAAGGTTTTGAGTATCGTAAGCGAACTGGCAAAGCAAAAAAGGCTCACATTTTACAAATTCTTATATATATGAAAGTTTTAGGATATAAGCGTGGAATTATCTTGTATGAGAATAAAAATGATCACGAATTAGTTCCCATATTGGTAGAGGTGGATGATTATTATCGTGAGTACATGAACAATGTTTTTGATTGGATGAGAAAAGTTAGGGCTGGTTGGATGAAAAACGAACTTCCAAACAAAAATTATAGATCTAATTCTAAAATTTGCTCAGATTGCCCTGTTAAAAAAACTTGTGATGAGGCTGGTGCGGGAGTGATCAAGATTGCTTCATTGGAGAAATTGCGTGAGACAATGTGAGCAGTGCACTGTAAAATTTGAACCCAAAGTAAGTTATCAAATATACTGCAGTGTAAATTGTAGAGAAGAGGCAACTAAAGAAAAAATTGCACAAAGATATGAGATAACAAGGACACAAAAAAGAATTGGAAAGCGCAGAATTTGTCTTGGTGGGTGTGGAGCACAGTTGTCAATTTACAACGATTCAGGATTTTGTTATAACTGTAACGTTTACGAAAAAAGGGTACAGAAAATGTTAAAACAAATAAAAGGATTTTTTGATTATGAACAAGACAACTGAGCAGCCCTCGCTAATCTGTGGAATTGATGCAAGCACAAATACAATGGCTTTTGCTTTTTATCGCAACAAAATTTTGACTCAATATGGAAAGTTAAATTTTAAAGGTGACAATATTTACGAAAAAGTTATAGATGCTAATTTAAAAGTTAAATCTTTTTTTGAGCACTACAATTTAACAGAATCCGTTGTTATTGAACACACAGTTTTTATGAATAGCCCTAAAACCGCAGCAGACCTTGCTCTGGTTCAAGGAGCAATCATTGGAGGAGTAGGTTTGGCTGGTATAAAAATTATAGGTAGAGTATCTCCAATAACTTGGCAATCATTTTTAGGTAATAAAAAATTAAACAAAGAAGAGCAAATAAAAATTAGATCTGAAAATCCAAATAAATCACCCTCTTGGTATAAAGCCTATGAAAGAGATTTTAGAAAACGTAGAACAATAAAACTATTAGAGATAATTTATGATAAAGAGATACACGACTATGATGTAGCAGATGCAGCGGGGATTGGGCATTGGGCGGTTAATAATTGGGACAAAGCAATAGGGTTTGACAAGGATTGATTATGGGTGCTAAAATGTATCAGAGCCAAGTATGGCTTAAAAAACGTTATCATATGGATAAAAAAAGTCCAGAAGATATTGCAAAAGAATGTGGGGTAAGCATAGAAACTATTTATGTATACCTTGCTAAGTTTGGATTAAGGAAATCAAAACGATGAAGCCAGTTCCAGTTTATAAAGATGTTAAAGATTTCAAGTATGATGATTTATACTTGCATTCGCTGTCTGCTCCGTCTGGAAACAAAATCTTAACAAACTGTTTAGGTATTGCACAAATGCTTATCGAAAAAAATATTGCATATGGAGACTCAGCGCTAGATCCAGTTAGAGTTTTTAGTAAGTCAAGTCCAATAGAACAACTGCATGTTAGGATAGATGATAAATTGAGCAGACTAATGCGAGGGACAGACTATGTTGGAGATAATGACATAGATGATTTAATTGGCTATTTGATATTATTAAAAGTAGCAAAGGAAAAAAATGACAACAGATAATGAAATAGTTAAACATTTAGATGAAATAAACAAAGTTGTTGAGGAATATTTAAAAGGTAATGATCCAACTTCAATTTCTAAAGAACTTAGTATTCCAAGAACTAGGGTTGTTGCTCATTTAAATGAATGGCGAGTTATGGCATCTGCAAATGATGCTATTCGTGCTCGTGCAAAAGAGGCTCTTGTTGGAGCAGATACACACTATACTAAATTAATTAATCAAGCATACGAGGTAATCGATGAAGCAACAATGACATCAAACCTTGGTGCTAAAAATACAGCAATTAAACTTGTTATGGACATTGAGGCAAAAAGAATTGACATGTTACAAAAGGCTGGTTTGTTAGAAAATAAAGAACTTGCTGAAGAAATGGTAGAAATAGAAAAGCGTCAAGAAGTACTTGTTGGAATTCTTCGTGATATTGCTTCTGAGCATCCAGAGGTTAGAGATTTAATTATGTCTAGGCTTTCTACCGTTGCTAAAGAGGGGGAGGTAATTACAGTTGTCCACGATGTTTAATGACTTTCTTGATGCACTAAAAAATGAACAATTTGAAGATATACCAGTAGATGTAAAAACCTTTGTAGAATCTCCAGACTACCTTAATCAGCCACCTTTATCTTCAATTCAATATGATATTGTTGAAGCAATGAGTCAGGTATATAAAAAAAATGATTTACAAACTTTACTAGGAATGGATATTGGGGGCAAACATTATGAAAAATACACGAAAAACGAAATCATCTTACAGTTGGGTAAGGGTAGCGGTAAAGATCATACCTCTACTGTTGCTTGTGCTTATATTGTCTATAAGTTACTATGTCTCAAAGATCCTGCAAGATATTTCGGAAAACCAAGTGGAGATGCAATAGACATTATCAACGTTGCAATTAACGCAGAACAGGCTAAAAATGTTTTCTTTAAAGGTTTCAAGAATAAAATTGAAAAATCGCCATGGTTTGCAGGAAAGTACGATCCAAAAGTAAACTCTATCAGTTTTAACAAGTATATTACAGTTTACTCTGGACACTCAGAAAGAGAGTCTCACGAAGGACTTAACTTGTTTATGGCAGTGCTAGATGAAATTTCTGGTTTTGCTACAGAGGTTGGCACTGGTAATGATCAAGGAAAAACTGCTGACAATATCTATAAAGCATTTCGTGGAGCGGTAGATTCTCGTTTTCCAGATCTTGGCAAAGTAGTACTTCTCTCATTCCCTCGTTTTGCTGGTGACTTTATTTCAAAACGGTATGAAGATGTAATTGCAGACAAAGAAACAATAGAACGTAGACATAAGTTTATTATAAACGAAGAACTTCCTGAAGGACCAGACAATGAGTTTGAAATTGTTTGGGAGGAAGATCAGATTTTATCTTACAAATACCCAAGAATGTTTGCGCTAAAAAGACCTACCTGGGAAGTTAATCCTACTCGTAAAATTGAAGACTTTAAAATTGCTTTTTTAACAGATGTGGGTGATGCAATGATGAGGTTTTTATGTATGCCAACTTTTTCGTCAGACTCATTTTTTAAACAAAAAGATAAATTAGAAAAATGCATGACGCTAAGAAATCCATTAGACTCTTTTAGAAGGTTTGACCCATCATTTAAAGCAGATCCTGATAAAACATATTATATACATGCAGACTTAGCACAAAAACACGACAAATGTGCAGTTGCCATAGCACATGTAGACAAGTGGGTAAATATACAGGTAATTAAAGATTATCAACAGGTAGCACCAATTGTAATTGTAGATGCAGTAGCGTGGTGGGAACCAAAAGTTGAAGGACCTGTAAATTTATCTGAGGTAAAAAATTGGATTATAAATCTTCGCAGAGAAGGATTTAACATTGGTTTAATAAGTTTTGATAGATGGCAATCTTTTGATATTCAACAAGAATTAAAGGCTGTTGGTTTGAGAACAGACACTGTTTCAGTTTCTAAAAAACACTATGAGGATCTTGCTATGATGATTTATGAAGAAAGAATTGCTATGCCAAGAATACCGTTATTGCTTGAGGAAATGAGTCAACTTAAAATTATGAGAAATAATCGTATTGACCACCCTAGAAAAAAATCTAAAGACTTGTCAGATGCTGTCTGTGGGGCGGTATTTGGAGCAATATCTCACACAAATAGGCAGTCAAACATAGAAATAGATATTCATACCTGGTCTTCTGCTGCAAAACTTGCAGAAAAAGAAAGATCTATGGTAGAATTAGAAACTAGGGAAATACCTGACGATGTTAGAGATTTCTTAAGCGAATATAAATTAATATAAAATATGAGGAGAAAAATGAGTTCATTTAAGAGAATAGCCACAGTCTTGGCTGCAGCCTTGACTTTGGGTGTGATGTCGGCACTTCCGACACAGGCTACAGTATATGCTGATGTTGTTACTATAGACGCTGTTGCAGACACCATTAATCCTGGTGAGACTGCAACTGCCGTAGTATCAGTATCATTTTTGGGCACATCAATTGGAGATACCGTTTCGGTTATATCTGCAGTGTTGTCAGCCCCATCTACTGCAAGCATTCCGCAATTTGCCGTTACAGAAACATCTAGTGCAACCGTAGCGTTGTCATCAGATACAAAGACGGCATCAATTTCACCAGCAACTAACACAACTGGTTATGTAACTGCAAAGTTAACATCATCATTTTATGTGCCTAGTGTTGCTGGAACATATGTAGTTAGATTTATTCCTACATTAACTAGCGCATCTGGTTCAGTTACATCTGCTGCCCTTACATGGACAGTTACCGTTACCGCTCCAGATCTTAAAGCATCAACTGCTTATACAACATCTATTTTAAATGCTGGAGAAACAATTACGGCAACAGCAGATGCAACAGTATTTGCTTCACGAGCCGTATCTTCTGATGCAGCAGCAGTTATTGTATTAACTCAAAAAAATGCTGCTAATGGTTCTGCTTCAGAATCAATTACAGCAACTATTTCAGGTGCAGGTATGTTAGGACATGGCACAAACCATGCAACAATTACTGCCCTTGGTAGATCATTGGTTATCCCAGCAGGAAGTTACATTGGTGTATTTTCTGACGGTACATCTGGAGTAGGAGCAATTACACTTACTTCAGCATCTGGCGTAATCTTGGCAACAGAAAAAGTAACATTTTATGGCGATATTGCTAAGGTTGTTACAACTGTAAAGAAGCCAACAATCGCTGTAGGTTCTAACGCAAGCGCAATTTCTGCCGTAGCATACGATGCTGCTGGCGTAGTTGTAGGAGCAGGAACATTAACAGCAACATCAGCAGACCTAGCAGTAATCAGCAATTCAGGAACAACTGCATCCATTTCTAATGGTGAAGCATTGTTTTCTTTGGCTGGTGTCAAAACTGGTTCAGCAGGTGTAGTAGTAAAAAGTGGAACAATCTCTGCAGACACAGTTACTGTGCGTGTAGAGGCTGCAGTTGCTTCTATAAAGTTGGCTTTTGATAAAGCAAACTACGTAGCAGGCGAACAAGCCACAATTACTCTTTCACCAGTTGATGCAACAGGTGCAGTATTGTCTGGAAAGACATATGCTAACCTACTTGCTTCTACAGGAATTAGCACAAGTTATTCCTTTGGTGGATCAAGCGACACAATTACTGCAACATCTATTACAACTAATGCAAATGGTGTAAAAACTTACAAGGTTTACATGCCACTATCTGCAGGTACAGTTACTATCAGTGCAACTGGTGGAACTGATTTACCAGCATCAGGTCAAGTAAAAGTTTCTGCAACCGCAACAGTAACTGATTCAGCATCACAAGCACTCGCTGCTGTGGCTGAATTGGCTGCAGCCGTTGCATCGCTTAAAACATTACTTACAACTTTAACTAATCTTGTATTAAAGATTCAGAAAAAGGTTAAGGCTTAAAAACTCCTTATAAAAATTGAGGGTAGATTAATTTCTACCCTCTTTTTTATTTTAAAAAATGATATAATTAATAGTATAGTTATGCATGGGAGATTACCGCAAAATTGACAAACCTAAAACGAAGACTAATATTAGCCTTTGGGGTAGGCTTATGTTTAACAATTTTTGGAATTATGGCTCCTGATCGTGCTGGGGCTACAGAAAATCAACAACAGGTTGTTGTTAGCCCTGCTCAGCAGGCAGTTAATACAGCCCTTGCAACCGCCACTACAGAGGTTCAGCATGCTATTGCAGCCACTGATACAGCAACCGCTACCATTGTAGTAGCCCAAACCGAAATTACACAGGCTCAAACAGCGGTATCAGAAATAGCACCAGCAATTGCTACAGCACAAAATAATATATCATTAATAGATACCGCCACAACAACCATAAATAATATTGACCTTGCCACTAATCCAATTGATCAAAGTTCTCAAATTGTTCAAAATGCAAAGGCTACTATAGATACCGCCACAGCATCAGTTGCAACAGTTCAAACTAAAATTACTCAGGCACAAACAGAAATAACACAAGCAACTACTGCTCGTGCTGCAGCAGTAACAGCACAGGCAACTGCCCAGACAGAATTAACTCAAGCAAACATTGCTATTGATAATGCTCAAAATGCAGTCAATTCTTTACAAGCCACTATTGGAACTAGCACAAACGTTTTGACTAATGTTGATGACGCTGGTGTTCAAATGAACTTACCATTTGGTTTGTTAATGGGGGGCACTTTATATAATAATGTTTTCGTAGGATCAAACGCTACTATTACTTTTGGAGTAAATGAAGGTGCTAATTATTCTTCTACTCCTAATGCCCCCTCTGTTTCTATTGCAGGATGGGATTGGACTACATGGAGTACTGGAACTGGGATTACCTACGCAACAACAGCCAATAGTTTAGATATTGCTTGGGACCTTAGACCATATCCGCAAACAGATGCATCTACTCAAATGGTTCAAATAAGATTTTTTAGCGATGTTAATCCAAGCGATGGCGCATGGAAAGCCGATGTTTCTGCTAATGGTCCAATTCCAAGTGGTGCTAGATTTAATTATCGTCAAACTACTGGCGGTGCTATAACAAATATTACTGATACAAATCCTGGAGCAGGTTTTAATGGTCAAATAAGTCAGGGTCCAGCATTTACTCCTACAGTTGATAGCAGTACCGCATCAGTTCAAGCAGCGGTAGATGCAGCAAATACAACTATTGCTCAACTTAATTCTAGCCTTTCACCAGTGGTTTCTCAAAATACAACAAACACATCTAATATAAATGGTATCAGTACTACGACATCTTT